GAGAAAGCACGGTGTCCGGAAAATATCTCCCCGGGATGACCCGGAACCGGCCGGGATCGCCGGGTTCCGGCCGATCGTCGGGGACTACACCCGCGATCCGGAGTAATGGCGCCGGCGACGAAGGGGGCCCGGCGCACACGGCCGGCGAGCGCGCGCGATTGGCCCGTGCCGCGGGTGTTCCCGGCGCAGCCCAGGCGGACGGACCTCGCCGCGTACGAATACGCGGCGCGATCGTTCGGGATCGAGCTGTTCCCGTGGCAAGTGATCGCGGCCGATTACACGATGGGGCTCAAGGGGCGCGGCCGGGGGTGGCGCTACCCTGAGGTGGCCGTCGTCGTGGCCCGGCAGAACGGGAAAACTGAGTACCTCGTGCCGCGCATCGTCGACGGGCTGTTCGCCGGCGAGCGCATCATCCATACGGCGCAAATTCGGACGCTCCCGCGGCGGACGTTCCTACGGGTCGCTCGCTGGCTCACCCGCTATCACCGCGCGGAGGTAGCTGAGGCGCGGTACGCGAACGGGCAAGAGGAAATCGTCCTAGTCGGCGGGGGTTCGTACTCCATCGTGGCGGCGCAGCGCGGCGCCCGCGGCGAGGCTACCGATACGGTCATCATCGACGAGGTGCGCGAGTTCGAGGATTTCGATCTAATCGCCGCGATCGCGCCGACGCTCACGGCGTCCACGAACCCTCAAACGATCTACCTCTCGAACGCGGGCCACGAGGCGTCCGTCGTACTCAACGACCTACGCCGGCGCGCCGACACCGATCGCGACCTCGCCTACCTCGAATGGAGCGCGGCGCCGGAGCGGCCGATCGACGACGAGGCGGGATGGAGGGAGGCGAACCCGTCGCCGCTCGTGACGCTCGACGCGCTGCGGCGGGCGTACGAAAAGCTCCCGGCGTCGGTGTTCGAAACGGAACACCTATGCCGCTGGGTTATTAGCATGGCCCCGCGGCTCGTCAACGAGGCCGTATGGCTCGCGGCCGGGCGACCCCTGGGCGCCCCGCACGCTCCGAGCATGGGCGTATCGGTCGACCCGTCGGGCGCCCGCGCATCGGCCGCGCTCGCGTGGACACAATCGGATGGGACGATCGCCCTAACCCTCGCGGCCGACGTGACGGGGGCCCCGGTGGACGTGGACAAGCTCGGGCGCGAGCTTGCACGCATCGCGCGCGAGGTGCGCGCCGGCGAGGTGGCGTACGACCCGTGGACGGACCAGCATATCGCCCGCCATTTCCCGACGGCGCGAGCGGTCACGGGACGCGAATGGGCGAACGCGTCGGAGCGGTTCGCCCGGCTCGTGGAGGGGGGCGCGCTGTCGTGGGCGAGTGCCGACGCGATTAGCGCGGACCTCCCGTACACGGTTCGGAAGCTCCACGATATCGGCGCGTGGCACGCGGAGCGCGCCGACGAGGCGCGTCCCATCACGGCCGCACTCGCTGCGATCCGGGCCGTATGGCTCGCCGCGGCGCCTCGCCCGCCGGCGCCCCGGGTGTACTGACACGACGAAGCCGGCGCCCAGGGTGGCCCCCGTGGGTACCGGCTCCATCGCTGCTCACGTCCCGCCGCGCGTCGTAACGCGGCCACGCGCGGCGAGGATACCATGCTAGGCTCGCGCGTATGGATACCGAACCGATCCGGTGGCTCGAGGCCGTGCGCGCCGTGGCCCTCATTCTCGGCGCCGTGGGGATCACGATCACCGACGACGAGGCCCAGGTAATCGCCGGGGCGATCGCGGCCGGCATGCTCGCGGTATCGGCGGTCCTGTCGATCATCGCGCGGCGCAGCGTTTACAGCCGGCGCACGGTCGCGACACAGTACCAGCGGCGCCTCACCGGCTGAGGGGGAGCGTCCCGCATGGGGCCCGACGTTGTTTACATCGTTCGCTACGGCGAACGGAATGACGAGCTGCGGTACTCGCTCCGCTCGCTCGCGAACCTCCCGCACGGCCGCGTATGGGTCGCCGGCTACGCTCCGACCTGGACGGCCGATACCGTCGGGGTGATCCCCGTTCGGCGGGACTGGGACAAATACCGATCGGCCCGCGCGAACCTACGCGCCGTGTGTCACGAGGGCGGGGTGTCGTCCCCGTTCGTCCTGATGAACGACGATTTTTTCGTGATGCGCCCGATTGACGCGCCCCCCGTCCTGCATCACGGCCGGCTCGACCGGCATATCGTCGACCGCGGGGCCATCGCGCCTAGCTCGCATTACACCCGCGGGATGGTCGCGACGCGCGAATTCCTCGAGGGGCTCGGGCTCCCTGGGCCCCTCCGGTCGTACGCGCTCCACGTCCCGATGCTCATGCGTCGGCCGGAGCTGCTCGAGGTACTCGACATGCGCCCGGCCCGGGTCAATACGTACCACGTGCGCACCGTGTACGGGAACGTCCACGACGTGGGGGGCCGGTTCGCGCGCGATCCGAAGGTGCACGAGCGGACGCGGGGCGAGGCGTGGCGCCGATGGGCGCTGCTGTCGACGAACGACGAAACGTTCGCGACGCACCCCGCCGGCGCCCACATCCGGCGCGCGTTCCCGTCGCCCTCGCGCTACGAGCGGGCGTAGACTCGGGATCGCCGCGCGGGCCCGGTGTAGTGTCCCCCCCTCCCGGGCTGCGCGCGGCTCCCCCTTCCGTCGTACGCGCGTCATACGCTATGCTCCCGGCCGTGGGATTACTGCAACGAATGTTTGCCCTCGTCGACCCGGCGCCCGTGCACGTCCGCGCTATTGACTCGTTTACCGACTACCCTGGGCTGACCGACCAGCTGCTAGCAGCCCAGGGGGCCGGCGCGATTGATTACCGGCTCCCGTCCATCCGCGAGGCACTCGGCGTCCCGTCGATATGGCGCGCGGTATCGCTGCTGAGTAACACGGGCGCGGCGCTCCCCCTCGAGGCGTATCGGGACGGCGAGCGGCTCCCGCCGGCGCTGACCCCTCGCCTCGTTGCGCGCCCGAACCCGTTCACGACGCGGCGCGCGTTCTTTCGACAGACGATCTATTACCTCGCGACCCGGGGCGAGGCGATATGGTGGATTTCGGCTCGCGACACCGACGGGGCGCCGATATCGCTCATCCCCCTTTCGCCGGCTGAGGTGCGGGTGCGATGGGCGCGCGGGCTCGAGGGGGTCGCTGTCGATTTCACGTGGCGCGATCGGCCGATGCCGCGCGAGGATATCGTGCACCTCACGTTCATGCGGGACGGGTCATCCCCCCGCGGCGTGGGCCCCCTACAGCTGTGCGGCGGCGCCGTGTCGGTGGCGCTCGAGTCTATGGACTGGGCGGCGAACCTGTTCGGGGGCGGGGGCGTACCGTCCGTCATCCTCAAATGGCCGGGGGAGCTGACGAGCGACGAGGCCGCGAAACTAAAGTCCGATTGGAGCGACACCCCGTCCAATCAACCGAAGGTCGCGTCGGGGGGGCTCGAGCCTGAGGATTTCGGGCTAAACCCCGAACAGGCCGCGTACGTCGGGGTGCGGCAAGCGTCCACGATCGACGCGGCGACGATGTTCGGCATTCCGGGCCATCTACTCAATGCGTCCGTTTCGGGCTCGAGCCTCACGTATCAGAATCTTTCGGAGGTAGCGACCGAGCTAGTCCGGTTCACGCTGTGGCCCGGTTACCTCGAGCCGATCGAACAGGCGATGACCGATCTACTCCCGCGGGCCATTACGACCCGGTTCGATATCGACCAGCTACAGCGGCCGGCGATCGAAACGCGATACACCGTGCACACGGCCGCGATTGACGCCGGCGTGTATGACGCGGAGTACGCGCGACAGCTCGAGGGGCTCGCGCCCGGCGGCTCCATGACGGCGCCCATCCCCCCATCCCCCCCGTCGGCATTCCCGACGGGCGTACCGACGGGGGCCCCGTGAGGTACAGCTACCGGGTCGCCCCTGGGGGCCGGCGCGTGAAGGTCGCGGAGGCGCCCCCGAAACCGGCGCCCGGCTCGCGCGTCGCCGATATCCTCGCGTGGGTAGGGGACGACGTGCCGCGCGCGTTCGAGGCATATCACGACGAGGTAGAGCACGCGGGCTCGCGCGCCCGTAGTACCCTGCTCGCAAAGCTCGAGGGAATTACGACGGATGGATGACGACCGGCGGCTGTACGTGCTCGAGGCGGGGGGCGACCTCGAGGTACGCTCCGAGCCGCGGCGCGAGATTGACCTACGGATTGTTCCGTACGGCGTCGTGGTCGAAACCCCGGAGGGGTTCGAGCTGTTCGAGCGCGGCGCGTTCGAGGGGACGGACCCCGGCGACGTCGTGCTACAGCTCGAGCACGAAAACCCCGCGGCCGGCGTCGGGATCGCCCTCGAGGATCGGGACGACGGCGCATATATGACCGTCCGCGCGTCGCGCACCGGGCGCGGCGACGAGCTGTTGACGCTCGCGGCCGACGGGGTGACGAGGGGCGCGAGCATTTCATACCAGCGTGTCGCCGGCGGGACGCGTACGGAGGTACGCGCGGGACGGCGCCTCATGGTTCACACGCGCGTTAGACTGCGCGCGGTATCGACTACGTGGCGCCCGGTGTACGCCGACGCCCAGGTACTAGCAGTACGGAGCGAGCCGACAATGGATCACGACACTATCGACCCGGCGCCGATCGCACCGGAACCGGCCGCGATCATCCCGACGAGCGCGACCCCGGCCCAGGCCGTCGCCGCGACGACCAGCGACCTACTCGACCGGGTCGACCGGCTCGAGGAACGATCGCGGCAAGAGGTGACGCTGCCGCAGCTGCTAGGGGGGCCGCTCCACGACACGATCGAACGGCGCGTGACGACGGATCGCGCGCTCGCCGACGTGATCACGACGGATAACACCGGCGTCGTCCCCGATGCGTTCGTTTCGGAAATGATCGGGATCATCGACCCGGCGCGTCCGTTTATGGCATCCACGCGACAGCTGCCCGCGCCGGTCGCGGGGACGCGGATGGTCGTTCCCGTCATCACGCAGCGGCCGCTCGTCGGCAAGCAAGCGACCGAGAAAGCGGAGGTCGCGAACCGAAAGACGATCATTGGCACCGACGATTTCGCGATGGAAACCCACGCCGGCGCCGGCGACCTCTCGCTACAGCTCATCCGCCGCAGCTCGCCGGAGTTCCTCTCGCTGTGGCTCGAGCTGCTCGGCGAGGCGTACGCGGTCGACACCGAAAACGCGGCCGTGGATGCGCTGCTCGGCGCGGCCGTGAACGCGGGCGTGGCATCGTTCGATCCGCTCACGGGGGACATTTCGTTCGGTGAGGCATTCCTCAACGCCCAGGCCGTGAGCCGTCGCCTGTTCCCGGACACGCTGTGGCTGTCGACGCCGGCCGTCGCCGCGTTCATCGACGCAAAAACCGACGGAACGAACCTCCCGATGTTCGGGACGATCCAGCTCAACGCCCAGGCGAACGGGGGCGTGTCGGGCAGCGTATCCGGGCTCAACGTCGTCCACGTCCCCGCGCTCGACGACGAGGCCGTGGATGCGATCGTGGGCCCGTCGCGCGGGTTCGCGTGGGCTGAGGACGGGACGTACACGCTACAGGCCGACGTTCCGGCAAAGGCGGGTCGCGACGTGGGGCTCGTCGGGTTCACGTGGTTCGCCCCGTGGTATCCGGCGTCGTTCACGACGTACGCCCTCGCGGGCAGCTAGCCCGCCGGCGTGGACTGGCCGACACTCGCACAACTGCGTATCA